AAGTTATTTTTATTGTAAAAAAAGTGTTGACATATAGTTTAAGGTTATGTATTATATACTGTATAAGCTAAAGAAAGGAAACGCTTTATGACAACAATTACTATTAAACAATACAATAGTGTAGAAAAACCTATAACTGTTCAAATAACAGATGTAGTAGGTGACCTAGACTCAGCATACGCTTGCACACATATGGGAGCTATGGACTGGGTAGATTACGACAATGTAAAGAATGGCTTTATGTTAGATGGTCACTACGAGTGCGATAAATGTGGAGCTATTAACGAATGGGGCGAATGGGAACACGGATTAGACGATTTGAATCTAGAGTTCTGGGGCAACAATTTAGTAGTAGAAGATTATGACGATGATAATGGCGATTTTGAATACGACCAATGGAGGGATTCAAATGGACTATAGAATGATAGAAGAAGTAAGTAACAAAGCAGATAGATTTGTAGAGTTACTAGACGAACAACGAAAAGCTATACAAGAAATTCAAGACATATTTAACCAATACATATACGAATGCGAAAAGAACCTAGAAGAATTAGATAAAAGAATACAAGAAGATAAAGGAGCACCATTTTAATGAGCGACAAATCACTAAAGAGTAAAGCAATTAACATCAAAGGCAAAAACTATGTTTTAGTTAGCGACCGAATACTTTACTTTAACGAAACTTACCCTAATGGGTCAATACAAACCAATTACACACTTAACAACGATATATACATTGTAAAAGCTATTGTTATACCTGATGTAGCTAATTCAGAAAGAAAATTTGGTGGAACCAGCCAAGCTTTAATCGGTGATGGTATGGTCAATAAAACTGCAGCACTAGAGAATGCTGAAACATCAGCAGTAGGTCGAGCTCTAGCAATGATGGGTATTGGGGTTATAGAATCCATAGCAAGTGCAGACGAAGTAGTCAAAGCAACTGCTCCTGGAGTCAATGGCGTTAAATACGCAACTGAAAAGCAGATTAAATGGATTAGAGATACAGTTCTTGAACTAGAAGATGGTCACACTTACGAAACTGCTGACATAGATAAGATAATAGAAGAAATACTTACTATACCAGTAACCAAAGTTCCAATCTTCAAAGTAAAAGACGCAGTAGATAAAATAAAAGAAACATATAAGTTAGACACATCTAAAGATTCATTAGTAGTCGTAGATGGCAAGACTTATGACTTAAACGAATTACCATATTAAGGAGGGAAATTATATGGGCATAATTAAACTAGAATACACAAGCGATGAAGAACACGAATCATATCACTTTATCGTTCCAGATACGGAAAATACAATATATAAAGTAGCAGTAATAGCAGATTTAACAGAAGCTATATCTCAGCAACTTAACAAGGAGGACTTATGACAACTGTATTTATAACGGTATTATTTGTTCTTTGGGTATTAGGTGTTATTTTTAACACCTATACCTACAACGAATTAAAGCACACTAAAAGATACCTACAATTAGTAGAGCAATCTAATAGGGAACTATCTACCCTTGTGCTGGAAGTTAGATACGATGTAAAACACTTAAAACCAAAAGTTAAACAAACCAAGCGAACTACTAAGCGAGCTGTTGGACGACCACGAAAGGCTAAATAATGGAGTTTATAAGATTAGGATTGGGTTTCACTATAGTGATAATAACTATGTGGGCAGTGTTTTATTTAGCGTTAATAGCAATAGGTTTAATAATTATGCTAGTAGATAAATTAGCAGGAAAGAGGTAATATGGCAGGCACGATTGAGGGAGGAAAGAAAGCTGCTGCTACTAATAAAAAGAAATATGGAGCAGACTTTTACTCCAGAATGGGACAAATAGGTGGAAAACTAGGTAAAACTGGTGGCTTTGCAGCCAACAGAACACTATCTAGGACAGCAGGTGCATTAGGTGGTAGAGTAAGTAAGAAAGGTTACAAATTACTTAAAGTAGAAGATAATATAGGTTTTTACGAACACAAAGAATCTGGTAAATTGGTAAGGTTTACGATACAATAAGCTTATGTTGTGGTGGTTTTTGTTTATACTATGGGCTTACACTTATGTAGTATTTCCACTGACCACCATAATTTTTATTATTTATGTAATTAAGAAATTGAGAAAATGAGATACAAAGGCGAGGGTGGTGAAGCTGCCATTAACAGAGAAAGATTAGAAGCTATGGCAGACGAGCTTGAACGTATTAGAAAAAGAAATAAGAATAGACCTGTAATAGAACACGAACCAACTCCTGAACAATTAGAAGCTCGCAAAACTAGCTGGCTGTGGAGAGCAGGACTAATGGTGTTTAATAAATACACAGGTGAAGAACAGATAAGTGATTCTATTATGGATTTAAGCATGGACGAAATTCACAATATATACCGAACTCAAATGGCTGAGATGGAAGAAGAAAAAAAGCTATCCATAGCTAATCGTATAGCACAATATATAGTAGCTATATCACACGCAGAACTTAATGTATCTAATGGCCCACACCCTTTTACCACTATGTCTGACGCTGAAATAAGAGATATGGGAAACGATATCTACTAATGCAACCTATTGAATTTATAGGAGAAGTAATAGAAGTTAAAAGTAAAAAGACAGCTTCATTAGATGTATCCTACAGAATTACCATACAAACAGATGACCCTACAGTTCTGAATCTAGGTATGCTCAGTGGCAGCACTCTTATTAAGACCAAAATAGACCTAGAATAGTTATCCACAGTCTGTAAAAAAAGTCTTGCAATATAGTTTAAGCTTATATATAATGTAAGTATTAAATAAGCGAAAGGAAACGCATATGACATTTTGTTCAAACTGTGACGAAGCAATCTGCTCTTGTTCACACCCAAACAATGTTCCAAGATATGAAATAATAAACGGAGAGGTATATGAAAGCACAGATTACTAAAATCATTAAACAAACATCAAGATATACAGGTAAACCAGCATATATGGTTTGCTATAAGTGTGAAGATGGTAAAAGTAGGAAGTCTTGGGTAGATGAGGGCAACGCTAATTGGCTCAGATGGTATGACAAACTAAAGGTAGGTAATATTTTTGATAACCTTAATGTAAACCCTAAGGGATACATTGACGCAGATAGTTTCCCAGAATTAGTAAAGGAATTATATGGACTTAAATGAAACATTAGATTTTATTATCAATCTGCATAGTGAGTATCACTTAGGTAGACCTGGTCTTAGTGATGAAGATTTCAAACAAGCTATAAAAAAACTTATAAAAGAAATCAAGGAATAGTATGGCATTCTTAATAGTAGCAATACTTTGTGGACTAATAATTGGCTTTTTTGACCTAGACAAATAGTTCTGGTATAATATCTTATTAACAGGGAATTATCAGGGAATTATGGGCTATAAAGAACCACCTACACATACTCAATTCAAAAAAGGACAAAGTGGTAACCAAAAAGGTAGACCAGCTGGTGTTCCTAATTCCAGAACTAGATTAGTTAGATTATTAGAACTTACACAAGAACTTAACAACCCTATTACTAATGAATTAGAGGGTTTTACTGTTGCTGAACAAATGGACTTGCAGCAGATACTGAAAGCTAGAAAGGGAGATACCAAAGCTTACAATGCAATCTTAGATAGATTAGAGGGTAAACCTAAGCAAGATGTAGATATAACAACTGCTGGTGAGCCAATAGTAATGTATATGCCAGAAAAGCTACCAGACGACTATGCCGAGTTTAAGACCGAATAACGGTAAGCAGGAGTTTGCGTTAAGACAACCTTATTCTATATTTGAGATACTATACGGTGGAGCAAGAGGTGGTGGTAAGACATTTGCAGGTCTTATGTGGTTAGTTGAATCTAAATACATTGATAACCCTAGCTATTCTGGACTAGTTATACGAAGAAATAGAGATGACTTATCCGACTGGATTGAAAGAGCCAGAGTTATGTATGCACCTTTGGGTGGTGTTATAACAGGAAACAACCTTATTAGATTTCCTAGTGGTGCCAGAATACGAACAGGACACCTTAAAGACGATGGCACTTACAGTAAGTATCAGGGACACGAATACCAGAAGATGTTGATTGAAGAGTTAACACAGATACCTACATTAGAACGATACTTAAAGCTTATATCTTCGTGCCGAACAACCAGCCCAGACTTACCTGCTCAGATATTCTCTACTGCTAATCCTGGTGGAGCAGGACACTTGTGGGTTAAAGAACGATTCATTGACCCAGCACCTGCCAATAGACCATTTGTAGGTGAAGATAATCTAAAGCGTGTATACATACCAGCAACCATAGACGATAACCCAGTGCTAAAAGAAGCAGACCCTAACTATGTGCAGCGTATTGAAGCACTCAAATACAGTGATGAAGCATTATACAAAGCTTGGAGATATGGTGATTGGGACATCTTTGTAGGTCAGGTGTTCAAAGAATGGAGAGCTACCAAGCATACACTAGATAGAATTCCAGTTGAAATGTCACAGTTTAACTCTTGGGACAAATACATAGCATTAGACTGGGGATACAATGACCCTTGTAGTGTTCACTGGATAGCAGTTACACCAGAGAATGAGTTTGGTGTCAAACGATTCTATGTATACCGAGAATTGTATGTTACAGAAACAAGACCAGCAGAAGTAGCAGAACAGATAGCTAACTATGTTAAGGACGAACCAGTAGAAATGCTTATAATGCCACACGATACTTATTCAAACTTAGGTGGTAGTAAACCTATTGTTGAGCAATTCATTGAAGTCTTTGATAAACTAGGAATAGATTTATTAGTAGAGAATGGTGAAGCTAAGTCACACAGAAGTAAACTGAACCGACAAGCATTGCTACACGACTTACTAGCTGATGGAATAGATGGAATACCTAAGCTACAGATTCTAAAGAGTTGTAGAAACTTAATACGAACACTACCAAGCTTACCTTACAGCGAAACTCACCCAGAAGAAATAGACGACAAAAGTGAGGACCACGCATACGATTCATTAACTTATGGGTTATATAAAATAATAAATTACACAGGAGGGGAACTTGTGACACCACAAAGTTTAGTAATAGACCAAAGCAGACAAGGATTTACTAGTAATGGAAATATGAGTAATGAACCATTAGTAGATATACGAAGCATATTAGAAAATAGAGATAATAGGGATTGGAGAAGCATATAATGTTAATACAAGGTAAAATAGAATACAAACGCATACCAGTTAATATAATCATCAATAAAGAGAACTTAGACTCAAAGCTACCTTACTATTGTATTAGGTGTAGGAGCTACATATTTAGTATTAACCGAGATATAGCTGTGATATTTATGGGTGAGGGATATCCAGCTCGTGAGATACCAGACCATATGGGTTGGATAGAGTTCTATTGTCACGGTTGCAAGCGAAACTACAACTTCTACCTCCAATAGCTTAATTTTAAGGTGTAAATTGTATTTAAGGACTTATTGTGCTAATGTGATAATATGAATCCTCAATTATTCACTCAACCTTTATCTGACTACAACCTTGACACTTTAGCTAACAAAGATGGACTAATAGATGTAATACCTAGCTTTGAGCTAGAGGGTGTTGACGATAAGTTCATAGTTAAAAGTTTGAACGAAGCAATCAATCGTTCAATGGACTACTATGATGACGCAAACCAATACAACTTAAAGAACAAGCGTCTAAAGAACGCACAGATGATAGAGGGTAAGCACCTACAAGAACACAAGCTATACCGACACCAAACACCATACATAGATAACGAAATCTTTGTAGGTATTGACGCTATACTTAGCTACGTTTGTGCAAGAACTCCACAAGCTGAAGTTTACCCAGCACAAGACACACCAGAAGCAAGAGTCGCTGCTAAAGACCTAGAAGCATACTTAATTAGCCACAGCCAGAAGTTTGAGGTTGAGAAAAAAATGGAGTCTGCTGTATTAAACCTACTCAGCAAGTATATTGGTTTCCTTAAATTAAGATGGGACCCTAACTATGGTGAGAATGGTGAAATTGTTCCTGAAGTAGTAGACCCAACGCACATTATTGTTGACAAGAACGCAAAAATGGGTGAAAACCCACGATTTATCTGCCACGTCCTAAAAGACACAGTTGATGGACTTATAGCTAGATTTCCTAAGAAAGAGGACGAAATAAGGAAAGTGTTTGCTATTCAGCGTAAGGGAACAAAGAATATGACTGCTGAAATAGTTTACCGAGAAGTTTGGTTCACTTATTACGACAAAAACCATAAACCACAAGAAGCTGTTGCTTGGTATACCAAAGACCTAGTTCTAGCAAAATACAAGAACCCTAACTGGTTTTATGACAATGAGGGTGAGAATTTCCTAGACAACCCAATGAAACCTTTTATACCTTTCAACATTATTAACGATGGTAGCAACTGGTTAGACAAAACCTCGCCACTAGAACAGGCAGTATCTCAACAAGATGTATTGAACAAGATTGGACGACAGAATGTTGACAACATAGCTACTGCTAACGGATTCAAAGTTATTGATTCCCACGCTATGCGAAGTGAAGATGTTCAAAACTTTACAGGTGACCCTAATCAGTTATTACTCGTTAAGACTAAGCAAGGTCAAAGCGTTAGAGATGTAGTTGCACAGCTACCACCACAGATTGTTAGCCAACAAGCTATTGCTATGGTTGCAGACAACCGAAACACTATTCACGGAATACTTGGAACACCAGCACAATTTAGGGGTGATGACAATGACCCAGCTAAAACAGCTACCCAAGCTATGATGATTAAAAACCAAGCTTCTGGACGACAAGATAAGATAGTTAGAAGCATTGAAAGTTCAATGAAGAAATACTACCGATTCCTAACACAAATGATGGCTGTATGGTATGACGAAAAACACTACGCAACTGTTAATGGTGGTGATGGAAACTTTGATTACATTGAAATGCACAAGGACAAAATTGATAAAGGTATGACAGTAAATGTTATGGCTGGAACTACTCTTCCATTTGATAAATCTAGACAAGAAGCTGTAGCACAGAATGCTGCACAACTAGGACTTATTAGCCCTTACGACTACTTTAAGTTAATGCATATGGAAAACCCACAGAAGCTTTACGATAACCTAATTAAGTTTAAGAGCGACCCACAAACATTAGCAGTTGACCTAGCAGATGATACAGCTAGCCGAGAAGCTATTGTTGACTTTACTGAGTTAATGGCTGGTAAGAAACCTGATTTCCGAGAAAACCCAACAGCACAATACATAGAACAAATGCGTAAGCTAATGATTAGTGATGAGTTCTTTAACGCTAAAGAAAAGATACAACAAGCTGTTATTGATTTTGTTAAGAAAGAACGAGATAGTCTTGCAATACGAACAGCACTAGAACAGGTAAGTTCTGATGAAGAAAAACAAACTCAACCAGTTCCACAATCAGTTCAAGCAACAATGCTTCAACCTAACCCTGCTATAATGCAACCAGGAGCTCCTCAAATGACACCTCCACAAATGGGAGCTCCAACAGGAATGCCACCACAAATGACACAAGGTATGCCACCACAGGGAATGCCACCTGCAATGCCAGGAGGAATGCCAGAAATGCCACCTATGCCACCACAAGGTATTCAAGGAGTAATGCAGCAAGCAGCACCTAGCTTACAACCAGCAGGTCCACCACAACCACAACCAAATATAGGCAACTTACCACCTTTCTAAAATGGACCCCAACAACAGCATATTATCTAACTTTAATATGTCTGCTCCACAACCTAACGAGCAGGTAGTTAATCCTATTAAAAAAGCAGAAAAGAAACTACCAAAACCTGTTCAAGAAACACCAATACAGCCATTTGATACTAAAACTGGTGAAAGTCAGATAGACAGAATAATTGAAAACAAAGACAAAGTAGCTGGTGGAGAAATGATACAAGACTATTATCGTAGAGCTAAGAGAGAGAACTGGTCTGTTCAGAATATGTCACCAGATGAATACTTAGTTAGAGCAGCTAAAGCTATGGGTAAAAAGTTTCCAGAAGAAATAGAAGACTGGAAAAATTATCCTATGGGTGACCCTAAGAAATACGCTGAGAGTATGCGTCAAGGAGATAAGTTTCCAATGCCCTGGTTAAACGAAGTATTAGGAACACAAGAGGGTAGAACAAGAGCATTAGCAGCACAAGAACTTGGACTAGAAACTATACCTGTAGCTGTTGCCGAAAAGGTTAAAGAGTTGGAAGAATCTATGTCTAAGACTCCTGAAAATCTAAAGCAAGCTTACGGAGATTTATTAAAAGAAGCACAGAAATACAAAGATATAAGAGATTTTTATAGTAATTCTAAAACTACTTATTGGCACGCTACCACTGAAGAAGCATTAGATGATATAGAAAAAAATGGATATAAAGCTGCATTAGGCGACCGTTCCAAAGGTATGACAAAAGGTAATGGTGTCTGGTTATTTCCTAAACACGAGGACGCTTGGGATTTTTCAGAAGCTAAACAATTTGGCAATAATGGAGTGACTACAATAGCTAATGTGCCAGGTAAACTGTTTGAGGTAACTAATGGAAATCTACCCAGTTCAACCTATGTTTTACCAAAGGAAATAGAAAAACTTAAAGCACAAGGATATGTAGGATTAAAAGGACAAGAAACATTTTTTAGAAACAATACTACTTTACCAGAACAGAAAGACGTAGCATTTATATTTGATGGGAAAGATGTTTTACACAGAAGTAAACTTAAAGAAATATACGAACAAGCACAAAAACAACCACAAGAACAAACAGACCCATTAGAAGCACTAAAGCAAGAAACATTGAAGTATAAGAGTGCAGATGAGTTTGTGAAAGCAAACACTGATTCGTATCACGGAGGGGCTGCCAAACACGAAACATTTATAAATGGCAATGGCATAGACGGACAAGGTGTCTATACGACAACAGACGCAGCAAGGGCAAAAATGTATGGCACTACTGACGTAAATGGTAATGTTCGTGAGCCAGTAGTTCAGAAAGTTAGGACAGGGGTTATTAACCCATTAGATGAAAATAAAACCTATGTTCGTGCTGATTTCCCACAGCAAAACCCACAACTAGATAAAGTATTTGATTACTACAAAGATGGCGTAAACGGTATGAATCTGGCAATCCAACTAAGAGGTAAAGATGGCTCTAATGAAATAGTTAAACAACTAGGTTTTGATGGTATTAAAAAAGGTAAAGATATAATTGCTTTCTATCCTGAAAAAGTAATGAGCGAGAAGCAACTCACAGACATCTACAACCAAGCACATGCAGAAGCTAAACCAGTAGCACCACAAGTAGGTAAGACAGACCCCAGAGTAGTTGACTATAATAGTAAACCTAAAGAAGGAACAATTAGGCTATATACAAATACCAAAAGTTCAAATATAGATAATATACTAAAAGAGGGATTAAAAACTAAGCAAAGATTGCAAGGTTATGGTGCAGACCCATCAGAGGGTAGCGTGTCTTGGTTTGAAACTACACCTAACCTAAAAGGTTATGGAGGAAATACTATTGCAGTAGATGTTCCTTTAACTACTAGAATGGAAAAAGTAAACAATACGCAATACACTGTATTTGATGATTTGTCACCTGATAACATTGCGTTTATAGACAAACCATTATTTGGTGATTACCGAACAAGTGACCTAAAGAGATTAGTTGACGAATATGGGGTGCAAAAAACTTTAGATGTATTTGAAAAATCTAACAGTAAAAATGTAACATTAGAAGAACTTAAAGATACTATTTCTAAACTAGAAAATACAGAACCACAAAAAGTGCAACCAGAACAACCTATACAAAATGAACTTAAAAAGATATATCACGGAACAGATAAACTATTTGATGAGTTTGATGTAAACAAATCTGCCGATGGTTCAATATGGTTCTCTGACAATTCAGATATGATTAAAGCTGGTGAAGCTGGTGCTGCAGGTAGAACACATTTAATGGAACGATTTATTGACGAAAAAAAACTTAAATTAGGTGACTGGGATACACAAGATAAGTTATCTGATATGCAAATGATACAAGAGGGTTATGACGGATTGAAATTATATGACCCAAGCACAGGAGAAACTACTTACAGGATATTTGACCCTGCTAAATTACAAAAAGTGCAACCTGAACAACCAGCAGAGAATAAACTATTAGAAGAAGATACACCACAAGTTAAAGAGCTAGTTAATGACGCTAAAAAATTCAAAACATTTAATGATTTTGTTAAATCACAAGATGATACAAGTGATACTTTGTTTAGAGGTCATTATGGTAATGCAGATGAACTAACAAACGATTCATTTTTTACTGGAGAATATCAACACGCTAAAGCATACACTAGTTTAGATGAAGATTATGAAAATGAAGCAGACAAAGGAAGAGTAGACGCATTAAAATACGATTACAATGACGTAATGCATTTTGAGGACTATGCTTTTAACAATATGAGAGATATTTATAAAAATAAACCTACATCTTTTTTTAAGAAAATATACCAACCTTATCTTGATAATTGGAAATTAACTGACGCTATAATGCAAGCAGGAGATGAAAAAATGATTAAAGACCCCAGCGATGATAACGAAGTCTATTCATTTATTAAAAGTATTCTTAAAAGTGATAAACCATATTCTGATATATCAGTAAATAAAATTAAAAATGATTTAATGATACCTTTAATGCAAGATTATGCTGAAAAACAGGGAAAAAACATTTTATCTTTTGATGGTTCAGATTTTTATGGTGAAAGAGAATATGTAATCAGAGATATTGCTAAGTTAATAAATCTTCAACACATTTGGAACAAAGCTCATAAGAAATAATATGTTATAATGCTAAAAAAGGAGGTATTATGGCTGAAGAAACACAAGTAGTAGAAACTACTAAAGAAGCACCAGTTAAACCAGTGCTTGATTCTAATAGACCTTTAAGTTCTCAAGTAAAAGCTATAGAAAGCTTACTTAAAGAAGAACTTAAAGAAGTAAAGGAGGAAGATGTTAAGCCAAGCAAAGATTCTGAAGAAAAACCATCAGAAGAAGTTAAAGAGGAAGTTGAAAGCGAAGAAAAACCTGCTGAACAAGCAGATGAGGAAAGCAATGATGAAGAAAATGATTATCAGCCAGCAGTTGCAGAAGAACTCCCAGAATGGCAACGATACATCTATGACCGACTCCCAACCATCAAAGTCCTAGGACATACAGAAAATGGTCAAGACCGTGTATTTGAAGTAAAGAATGCAGAAGAATTACCTGATGATTTTGAATTTACTAACAAAAAAGAAGAACTAAAGTTTATTCAAGACATATCAGCACAGGAAAGCAATGCACGACAATTATTAAATGAATACAACACTAAACAACAGCAAAACCAATATGCCGAATACCAACGACAAGAAGCTATTGATATTTCTAAAGACATTAGCAGATTACAAAAAAATGGTGTTTTACCTAAGTTCAAATATGACGAAAATGATTCACGATTTAATGATGACCCAGCAGTAAAAGAAGCTAACAAGATTTACGAAATTTACCAAGAAACTAATCAGCGATACACTCGTGAGGGTAGAGCTTTCCGTATAAGCTACGCAGACGCTGCTGAAAAGTATCTTTACACTAAAAGTAAAGAAGTTAAGCCAGAACCCAAAAAAGAGGTTAATAAGGAAGTTAAAAAAGCTAGGGAAGAAGTAGTTAGTCCACAAAACCAACAAGTGGGAACTTCACCAGACGCTTTTAAGCGTGGCGTTCCAAGTGGAACATCAATGCAAGATATATATAGAATGTATAAACAAGGGAGAATATAGTGAATAATTTCGTATCAATACTAATAGCAGTTTTGGAAAACACTGGCGTATTAAGTGCCGATGAAGCAGCAAAACTAGTAAAAGAAATACACAGTGGAACATTGCCAGACAACTATGAAGCAGCAAGTAGAATGGTTAAGGACATTGTTTCTAAGCACAAAATATCTACTGTTCACGAAAAAGTTGCAAACAAGCTTAATGTAATTAAAAATATTGACACTAAAAAGAAATAAAGATATATTGTAGTTAAAGGTAGCAAGCCGAAAGGCTTGTTATTTTTTTATTAATAAATAAAAGGAGTAAAAATGGCAGGACAAATTTTTACCGACCGAATCACTGACATTACCTATCAGTATATTCTACCAACTTTGGTGGACAACGTTTCTAACTCAAACGTATTTACTAGCAAGGTATTGAGCAACACTATTGATTGGGAAGGTATCAGCTACAACGTGCCAATCCAGACAGCATTCTCTAACACAGGTGGTGCTTTCAACGGAATGGATACATTTAGCACAGCAGCCACAAACAATACTCGCCAGATGACTTTCTACATCACTGGTCAGTATCAATCAATCGTTATTCCAGGCATAGAAGCAGCAGTGAACGGTAACACCGAATCACAAGTTATTAAGCTTCTAACTGCTAAGATGGACGAAGCTAAGATATCAATGGCAGACGCTATCGGAACAGAACTTTATGGTTTTGGTCTAGGTAAAGCTTTTGACGGTCTTGGAAACATAGTAGACAACGGAACAAACGCACCAACATACGGTGGTTTGAGCCGAACAACTTACCCATTCCTAGACGCTGATGTTACATCAGTTGCCAACGGAACAATTACACTAAGCTACCTATCAAGTGAATTTGATAACGTTAGTGCTGCTTCAAGCACCAGCGAATCTCCAACACTTGGACTTACAACTAAATCAATTTGGACTTTAGTTGAGGGACTAATGCAGCCAATGCTATCAGCACGATACGAAGCTACAGCAGTTCAAGGTTACAACCGTGTAGATGGAAAGACTCCTATGGGAACAAACGCTCCAATGGGAAGTTCAGAAGTTTCTGGAGCTGGTGGTTTTATTTCTCTAACTTGGAGAGGACGACCATTTGTAGCTGACGATAAAGCTACTTCACAGACATTCTTCTGGATTAACGAAAAATACCTACACTTTGCAGTTCAAAGAAGTGCAGAACTACGAGATATTTCTAGCACCGTTGAATCAATGGCAGGTTTCTACGAAGATGTTCCATTCCCTTCAGCATTTCAATTCCGTGACTTAATGAGTTCAATTAACCAGTTAGGTCAAGTTGGAGTTGTAATCCTACTAGGGAACTTAATAGATGAGCAACCACGAAGAAATGGTAAGCTTATCGGAATAACAGGAAACTAGGAGATACTATGCAACAAGGATTTAGATTTCTCACAGAACAAGACTTAAACAGTGTATACACAACCAACAACACTTCAGAAGTTTCACAAGACCTAGCACAGGTGCAAATTGGTGCTTTGGGTGTAACTGAAGATGGAAGATGGTTCAAATACGCTAACCTAGGAGGAACTTCTAACATTCTTCCTGGAACACTATTGACTACTCCTGCGTTAACAAACAACACAGGTTTAGCACTAGCTACAACTAACTCTACATCAGCTCTATCAGCTGGTTCTACAAGCTTAGTAGTAGTAAATGGTTCAACAGCTGTAACAGCTGACCAATTTGTTGGTGGATACTTAGAAGTAAACTCAACATCTAATGGTTACGCTTCTTACCGAATTCTTGGTAACACAGCAGCAGCAGCAAGTGGTAACATTACTGTTCTATTAGCACAGAGTGAACCACTACAAAACACAGCAGCACTAGTTGCTGGAACAGACACAGTTAACCTAATTCAAAACCCATACTGGGCAATAGTTCCTAACGCTTCTCTAGCACAGGTAGCTGGTGTTCTAACTGTTCCTTACACATACACATCTGGATACAACGCATTTGCTTGGGTTCAGGTTAAAGGACTTACTAACGTAAAAGTTGATAGCTCAACACCAGCAGCAGGAAATGGACTTTCACAAAGTGCAACTTCTGGAACTGTAGGAACTACAGGTGTATCTGGTTCTGCAGTAATTGGTGTAGCTAACTCGGCTAAAGCAGGTGGAGCAGTATCTACTGTTCTTAACATTGCTTACTAGGAAAGGGTAAAAAATGTCTACACAAGATTTAGGACAATACATATCAGCAGTAAGACAAAATGGTGTTAGACTAAACGCTAACGAACCTCTTGTAGTCGCAGGTTCTACCACTTTACCTAGTGGAACGTTATTTGGTGCAGTAGGAATCTATTCAGGTTCTGGAGCACCATCAATTTCAGCTGCACAAGGTTCTTTATATATGAGAACTGACGGTAGCTCAACAAGCACACGTCTTTACGTTAACACCAATGGTTCTACCACTTGGACTAACGTAACTACAGCAGCTTAGTAAATAAAGAAAGGCAAATATGCAGAATAGTTTACGAGAACTTACTAGTAGTGATTTACGGATTACTACAACAACTAAACAAGACATTTTAGGAGCTCAAGGAGTTGCTCAAGATGGTCGTATGTTTAGATATTCACAAATAGGTTCAAGTGACGTAGCTGCAGGTTTAGCTCTTTCTAGTGCATTTCCAGCAGTAACAACATACTACGGACTTAGTGTCGCAGCACCTGTTACTGCTGGACCACTTTCTCTTACTGTTACGGTAACACTTTCAGGAACAGCAACAACTACGGACCAATTTGCTGATGGACAAATAAGCGTTTTATCTGGAACAGGTAAGGGAACAACTTATAGAGTTCAAGGTAATACTGCAACTGTAGCCAACGGAACTTGCACAATTACTTTATACGAACCAATAGTTCAAAGTTTAGACACAACATCTGTAGTTAATTTAGACGCTTCACCTTGGTCTGGTTTAGTAGCTTCAATAGCACCAAACAGTGTTACAGCAGCTAACCCAAGAGTAGCAGGAATAAACACTATTCCAGTATCAGCAAACAACTATTGTTGGATACAAACAGAGGGACTTTGTATTTTACAGTTTGATGGTTCTAACCAAAGTGGAGTTAACCAAGTATGGGCAGGTCTATCTATCGGTCTAACAGCAACATCTGGACAAGCTGGTAGAGTAAGACAGCTAGTAGGAAGTGCTGACGCAGACAAGCAAAACATTGCTACTTCTTATAGTAATTCAACTACTTCAGCAGGTTCAGAGTTCCTAGCTTACCTCACAATTTACTAGTAAAACAAAAACTTTAACAGGGGAGCATATTGCTCCCTTTTTTGTTTTGTGGTATAACTTGATTAGAATGACGCTAACTAAGGAGGGTAAATGGACAACCAAGCATACTATGGTTCTGAACCATCACAAAATAAAATAAGTTTAGGTGAAAGACTACGAGAATATTACGAACCACACGAGTTTGTAACTATACAAAATATAGACACTCAGCCAGTAAAATATCAGTTTGCTGAACCAGAAAGTGTTGAAACTTTTTCTAACTACGCAGGACACAAAGATACTGTAATAAAGCGACCACCTCAAGTAGTTACATTACAACCTGGAGAAACTAAACTATGTCCAGCTTACGAAGCCGACCTTATGATTGAAAACCTTATTAAACAAGTAGCTATGAAGCGAAGTGAAGAACAACGAAGAAAAAACAATAGTCTATTTGTATCTGGTGATTGGACAGACCCTGAATTACAAAAGAAACTTATTGAACAGATATTTGTGGGTAAAGAAGATGTTGTAAGCAAATACAACTCTGAAATAAAGACAGAAGTCAAGAATGAACAAGGAAAATCTCTTAAATAAAAGGGAAGAACTACTAGACGAACGAGAAGCATACATCAATGGTTTGTTTGCTCAAGAAACTGAACTTAATAAACGAATAGAAATCTTAGACAAACAATTAGATATCAAATACAACATACTTGAAACTATCAATCAAAACATAGCAGAAGCTAAAGACGAACTAAAACTTGAAGAAAACAAGCTTCTTGAGCTTGAAGAACACTTTGAAAATAAGAAAAATAAACTTAAAGAAGATAACAAAGCTATTGCACAGATGGGTGAAAAATACGCTGAAAAAAACGCAGAGCTTAGAAAAGCCAACCACGACCTACGAGAAGAAATTGAACAAAGCAAACAATACTTGATAGAACAAGAAGAAATAGTTAATGAAACTATCGCTAACCTTAATTCCCAATTAGTCGGACTTGAAATAGAGGGAAATAAACTACAATCCGATAAAAAACAACTGTTAAAAGACAACATCACTTTAGAACAGCAAATAGGACAATTAGAACAAAAAAAATCTGCAGTTGAGCAAGAATTATTACAATTAGAAGATAAACTTATAGAAGAAATAGAAATTAAAAAAGCTGACCTTAAAGACCTAGAAATAGATAAAAATGCATTAGAATCTGCTAAAAATAAACTGGTAGCTGAAACACAAGCCATAGAAGAGGGATTAAGTGCAAGAGAACGCACTATTATCTTAAAAGAAGTAGATATGCGTAAACAAGAAAGCTTTTTAGCACAAAAAGAAACACAACTCAAAGACAAATTTGGTCTAGCAGGTTTGGAGTTTTAAGTGTATAATGTTTACAAAGGTCAGTTAAGCCGATACTGGCTATTTTTTATTTTTAAGGACAAATAATGGAACCTGGACACCAACGAATACCCTTTGATGACAACCGAAAACCTTTCCTAGCAGCAATATCTTATGCTGATAATCAAACGGTAGTTCCGTTATTAGCTGACCCAGCAACTGGTAGATTGTTAGTTTCTAGCTCAGGTGGTGGTAGTGGTGGAACTCAATATAATAAGGGTCAAACTGTATCTACTCCTACTGGCACTGTTGCATTAGGACAAAACTCTTCAAGCGTCTTAAATCCACTTACAATAGATTCATACGGAAACCAAACAAGTGCTACTTATGACAACGCTGGCAATGGAATAGGTTCTGGATTATATAACGGACAATATTACTTGAATGCAGATATATCTTCAGCTGGAACAGATGGTGCAGTTTACAATACGACTAGTTTTCCACAGATTGACGCAGTTGGTGGTAAGGGAACAGACGGTAATGCACATGTATTATTAACAGACCCTAACGGTAAACTTGCAACTACAAGCTTAGGTGTTGTAGACTCTAACAACTCAACCACAACTACACTATTAGCAAACGCTACATATACAGGAACTTCAACAAGCGTGCTTCCTTATTCTTCTATATCTGTAATTCTTTATTCAAATGTAGCTTCAGCCACACAAGGACTCGCTATTGAGTTTTCAATGGACGGCACAAACTGGGACGATTCTTCTACATTCTCATTCACACCAGGAACAGGTGTAAACCAAGGTCAAACATTCAAATCTCCTGCTAGGTCACAGTATTACCGAATACAATATACTAACGGAGCTACTAACCAGACTACATTTAGACTTCAAACAGTTCTTAAACCAAACGCATTGATAGGTGATTCAGTAGCTATTGGAAGCACAATTACTACTAACAACCACTCACTTGTTACAACTTCTTCTATAGTAGGATTAAGCACGGCTGGTGGTGGAAACACATATGTCCCAGTAAAAGTAACAAACACTGGTCAATTATCTACTACAGCTAATATATCTGATTCTAATGGTGCAGCAATAGCAGTAGGACAAACTACTAAATCCGCTTCGTTACCAGTCACACTAGCTTCTGACCAAGGCAACGTATCAGTATCTCAAGCTACTGCATCTTCATTAAATGCAACCGTCGTAGGAACAGGTACATTTGCCACTCAGGTAACTTCACTTCCATCAATTCCAACTGGTTCAAACACTATAGGTGCAATTTCAAATACTTCTTTTACGGCTACACAATCTACAGGAAGTAATTTACATACAGTTACAGATTCAGGTTCGGTTACTAACGCTACTTTATCTGCAGAAACTACCAAAGTTATAGGTACGGTAAGAACTGCTGACGGTTCTGGTAATCTATTAACTTCTACTTCAAATGCTCTTGATATAAATATCAAATCAGGCTCTATAGCTAACACTTCATTTGCAGCAACTCAAGCTACTGCTTCTTCCCTAAACGCTACTGTAGTCCCTGGAACATCTACTGGTTCTGCTGTGCCAAGTGTATCTTATCCTACAGGATTCCAAGCTCGCTCAACAGATATCACAGCAACTACTTCTACCTACAACACTATTGGTATTACTGACCTTGTAGGTAAACAAGTAGTAATGCCCTACGCTATTAACCAGAACTTCCAAAACGGAACTGCTTCAGCTACAGGAACTACTTCAACTTCACTCATATCTGCGGTCGCTTCTAACTCAATATATCTAACTTCAGTTCAGGTTATGAACACTGGTGCAACTACTGCTCAGATATTACTTCAAGATGGTTCAGGTGGAACAACTAAAGCTGTAGTTCAAGCTCCAGCAGGTGGTGGTTCAAACATTACATTCCCAGTGCCAATTAAAAACACATCTGGTAACGCTTGGTATTTTGCAGCAGGTTCAGCTTCCACTACTATATATGTATCAGCACAAGGATATGCAGGAGTATAGTATGAAACCAACATCTTATAACGTAGTAAACGCAGTTCAAAACCCAGACGGAACTCAGACTGTTAATTACACAGACCAAAATAACGCAGAATACACAATTACAGTCCCACAGGACGCAAACCTTGATTCAATTATATTAGGTAAATAGGGGGCTAAATGGCATTTTCAATATCTGCTTCAGCTGGAAACCTAGCTATATCTACAAGTTATACTTTGCCTAGTAGTTATTCTACTAAGGCAGGTGATGTTGTTATGCTTGGTATTGGTTCAGCAAACTCTAACTGGACTGGTGTTACGGTGTCTGGACTTGGTGCTACCTGGATTGTTAAAAGTCTTTTTCAAGGTAACGGTAACTTATTTGCCATAGGATATAACTGTTCTGCTGGTCAAACTACAATTACAGTTAGTAGCAACCCATCTATTAGTGGTGGAGCTGAAATAGTTGTATGGTCAGGTCTTTCTACTGCAGCACCAACTCAGCTATTTGCCACCAACACAGCAACTCAAGCAGTAGCAATAACTGTTACAGGTCTTTCTTGGAATGCAGGACAATTATGTGTAGCTTATGGACAAGCTTATACCTTTGCTAACTATGTAGATACTTGGAACGGTGTCAACGGAACTAACGCAGCCACTGGAAACGCATTACGACAATCTTATATTAACTACTACTTACCATCTACATCTGTAAGTGGTGTATCTTATGTATCTCCTGCAGCAACTGGTGCTAACGCTATTAACGGATTGTTTGGATTTACTTTTAACGCAGCACCTTCTCACAATAATTTGCTTTTAATGAATGCAGGTTAAATATATTTATGTTATAATGCTTTTATAGGCAATTAATATCAGCTCATCTGGGCTGTTTTTTTATTTGAAAAGGAGAAAACATGGCTTATACACCAACACCTCTAAGACAAAAAGGTACACAATCTTTTGGTTCATTGGTTCAGGATCAAAACCGAGTTGAAATGACTGGTACCACTGGTAACACAGTTATATCTCAAGACGCTACTGGAACACCAGTAACTTCACCAGTTACTAACATGAGTGCTTCTGGAGCAGCTTTAACAGTTCCAACAAACGCTGTGCAGTTAACAATTAACTCTACAGTGTCGATACAGATAGGAGAAGATTCTTCTTATGCACAAGGTCTTCTTATTCCAGCTAACACATTATGGATTATTGACTGTGCAAGAATGACCAGCGTTTACTTGAAACCATCTAACGGTACTAATACTGTATATTTCCAATTTAAAGTAGTATAGGTACTTAGATGGCAGTAAAGAATCCTACATTTTGGACACCGCCTGCAGGTAGAGGTTATGTCAAACCTTCTAGCCTAGCATCAATTACCACAGAATCAGGATTGACTCTAACGACAGAGTCGGGAACAACCTTAACAATTGAAGCAGAAGTTTACCAACCAGTGTACGCAACAAGCTGGACTAAGTCAGGTAAAAACAAGACTACTTGGCAAGCTAACTTAGGTAATGGCTATCCAGTAAACATAGGTAACCTTTTGTTTGTAGACAACTTGGGTAACTTTATTGTTACTAACTCAGGAAACAATATAGTCACAAACCCAACAGTTAATAAATATAAGAGCCCAACAGTATGGGCAGCAACAGGAGCATAGAATGGCAACGATTTCGTCACTTACAGCAGCATCTAGTATCGACCCAACAGCCGATTATCTTCCTATTGTTACGGCAAACATTAACACTACACAGAAAATAAATCGCAATACATTACTTGGAATCACTTCTAGCCCTGTCGGAATAAGCGACACTCAGACATTAACAAGCAAGACTTTAACATCACCTACAATAAGCGGCCCTACATTATCTGGAACCGTCACAGGAACCTACACATTAGGTGGTACTCCAACATTTCCTTCTACAGTCGTTTTAACCACTGGTACACAGACTTTAAGTGGAAAGACGCTAACAAGTCCAACTATTAACTCTCCAACCATTACAAACGCTTCTATTTCAGCCGATACATTAACTGGCTACACCACAAGCAACTCAGGAACTATATATGGTATTTCAGTTAGCGGTGGACAAATAACTTCTGCACTTACTCTAACTCAGCCTCTTACAGTATCTACTATAACTTCTTCTGGATTAATCACAGCCTCTAATGGACTAACAGCTAACGGAACCATTACTTTCCCAAACTCTTCGCTCAGTCCAGTGATGATGAAAAATCCCTACAATTTTTATTATTCAATAGGAGCTAATGCCACTATCCTTTTAAACACTGCTGCTACTTTAACCTGTTTAACGAAAGTTTATGATACGGGAAATAACTATTCCACTACAACTGGATCATTTACGGCTCCTGTAGCAGGTTTTTATCAATTCAATGGACAAGTAGACGTGTTAGCAACTTCTTCTGGTAGTTATATTTGGGCGTCTTTATTTAAAAACGGTTCTGAATTTTTTAGAGGAAATAGACAAATACCAGGTACGGGAGGTAATGCCGCAGCTGTAAGCGTATCTGTAATGTTGCAATTGGCTGCTAACGATACTATTCAATTAGGGTATTACAGTGGCGTAGCAACTACCACAGAAAATAACTCAGGTACATTTTTACAAGGATATTTAGTGAGTCTAACTTAAGGATATATATGGCAAACGTAACAATAAATCAATTAACAAACGCAACAAGTATAGACGGAGTAGTCGATTTAATTCCTATTTACCAGAACTCTTCTGCTTCTACGTTATCCATTTCAAGAAACAACTTCCTTAACTTAACCAGTGGACCTGTAGGATTAACAGACATACAAACTTTAACAAACAAGACTTTAACTAACCCCACAATAAACAGCGGTACATTCTCTGGTACATTCTCTGGCACCTATACGCTAGGCGGAACTCCTACATTTCCATCTAACGTGGTACTCACTACTTCAGTTCAGACACTAACTAATAAGACTCTTACAAGCCCTACAATAAATACTCCCTCAATTACTACTCCTACTGTTACTGGAGGTAGCTTCTCTACACCAACTATCTCTGGCGGAACTATAAGTGCTGCTACTCTTTCAACCACAACCTTAACTAGTGGAACTACAGCTACTGGTGGTATGAGCGTAACTGGTGGACTTACAGTAGATTCGCTTTCGGTATCGGGATCTAACACAACTAACGGTTGGACTGGTTTAGGAGCAACTTTAACTTACGGAGCAAATAACGGCAATAAGGAATTTACCCTTACCACAACCACAGATTTATCCACATCAGTTACGCCGGGAATGAAAATTCAATTAAAGCGTTCCACAACTCCGCCCGCCACTTCAGCAAACTTTAACTCCTCTCTGTCTCAATACATGTATAACGTTTCTCCTAGTGGGATTACATTTACAAACCAATTTACTATAGAAGCTTGGGTATATATGTTTAGCTACGGAACATTACAAGGAATACTAAACAGGAGCTCAGGTTCAACATCTGGTGGTTGGAACTTTGAAATTACTTCTGGTGGGCAAGTTAGAGCATTCTATGGAACTGGTAGTTCATTTACGGATTTTATTAGCAACCAAGCTATTCCACTTAACCAATGGGTTCACGTGGCTGTTTCAGTGTCATCAACTGCAACAAAAACTGCCGTAATCTACATAAATGGAACTAGCGTATATACCTATTCTGCTTTAACTGCGGCAACTTCATTAACACAACAATCAATATATTTGACAGTAGCTGCACAAAACAACGGAACGGGTGGATACTTTAATGGAAACATTACTGAAGTTAGATTGTGGTCTAATGCTCAAACTCAGACACAAATTCGTGCAAACATGGGCATTAACTTGGTAGGTACGGAAACTGGTCTTGTTGGTCTATGGAGATTAGGTAACGGAGACACCACAGATAGAACATCTAACGCAAACAACTTAACTAAAAGCAGCATATTAGTAACAGTGGGAACAACATACCCGTATAATCCAATTGAATATGGAATTATTACTAGCTACTCTGCTAACACTCCTACCGTTGGAACTAACACCATTACCGTTTACACAGGAAACTCAAACGTAATACCCAACCAGACACTAACCAATCCTTATATCTCTACTGCTAGGTTACCTTATGGGTTTAATGGCGATAGAAGTAATTGGTCGGTTACAACTTTAATGGCTTATCAAATAAGGTATAACACACCTACTGCAAACTCTTGGTATAACTTAGGTTGGTCAATCAACATTCCTACTGGTGCTTGGCTTGCTTCATACAATTCATGGAATGTTGCAACTATAGGTTCAGGTACTTCATTTTTTACTGTTTCTAATGCATTGTCAACATCACCTACAAGTGTTAGTGACTGGAGACTTTACGCTACCGCCGATAGTGGCTCATACGCAGGTACAGAAATAGACGCCGAGTTAATAAAAAGTGCTTTTATAAACAACTCTGCAATAACTTCTTGGTATTTATTAATAGCAAGCAATCAATCGGCTTCAGCAGTTTATTTAGGTAATTCAGGTGGTACAACCACTATGTTTAATATAACAGCGGAGTGTGCCTACTTATAGGAAAGGAAAAATATGATCACATTTACACAACTATATACCAGAGCAGCAAACATAGTAGGAGTGTCGACCACTACTAACTTGCAGGACTTAACTAATATTAAGCAAGATATAAACCAAGGTTTACGTCTATTTAAGAACGGTGCTAGAAGATACTGGACTCGTAAAGAAGTCGCAGCCAATCTAGTAGCAGGACAACAGTACTACACATTCCCAGAAGACATGGTTCGTGTAACTACAGTTCGTGCGAACACAGGTGGATACAACTGGCCACTAACTGAAGTTGACTCAGAAGAGCTTTGGAACAAGTTTAATGTCATTCCTTCCAACACTGTAATCGTTCCTCAATTCTATTTTGTCAGAGGTAGAAATGAAATCGGATTCTATCCTATTCCTTCACAGAGCACCACAGCAGGACTTATAGTAAGTTACGAACCACGACTAATTGACATGACAGTAGACGACACCACCACCACCACCGTAACA